AAGCGTCATGCCGAAGCCTATCAAGCCAAGTTAGATTCAGTAACCTTTCCAGTAGTCTAAGGAGTCATTATGAGCGAAGTACATGTATGCGTAGTTTGTGGTCATGAACACGATGAGGAAGTAGAAGGTTACTGGAATACATTGCCAGCAGACTTTGTCTGTCCTGAATGTGGTTGTGGCAAAGAAGACTACGAAGTATTGTAAGAAATAATGCGGGCGTTCTCCTGGGAGAGGACACAGCCTTCCAAGCTGTCGGAGAGGGTTCGAATCCCTTCGCCCGCTCCATATCAGGGCTGATAGCTTAATGGTAAAGCAGCCGACTCATAATCGGTTGAGTCTGAGTTCAATTCTCAGTCAGCCCACCAAGGAAATAAAATGCCAAGCGTATTTTTAGTAAGTGATACACATTTTGGACACATGGGTGTGTGCAGGTTTACACGCGACGATGGTGTCACGAAATTGCGACCCTATGATACTCCCGAAGAGATGGATGAGGACATGGTTGCAAAGTGGAACGAACGTGTCAAGCCCACTGACAAGGTGTACCATTTAGGCGATGTAGTTATCAATCGCCGAGCATTAAAGACATTGAGCCGCTTGAATGGTGACAAGGTTTTGATTCGTGGTAACCACGACATCTTTCGCGACGATGAGTATAGACAGTATTTTCGCGAATTGCGAGCCTATCATGTAATGAATGGAATGATCTTGAGTCACATTCCTATTCATGAACAGAGCTTGGGTCGCTTTGGCGTAAACATTCATGGCCATTTGCATAGTAACCGAGTTATGATGCATGACACTTATATGCGTCGGCAAATTATTGATCCTCGTTACCATTGCGTGTGCGTGGAACAAACTGACTTTGCACCTATCTTGTTTGAAGATGTTATCAAACGTATCGAAGCAGAAGGCGGACAAGTTGGTTTTAAGAATGGCAATGGGCCAACCATGTAATACGGCGTTAGTTCAGCTGGATAGAACAGCGGTCTTCTACACCGCATGTCAGGGGTTCGAATCCTCTACGCCGTGCCAGTAATGCGGGTGTGATGGAATTGGTATACGTACCGGACTTAAAATCCGGGTTTTGCGGGTTCGAGTCCCGCCACCCGCACCAATATATACACGATGAAAAAGACTGAAACCAATCTTCTCAAAGGCAGAGATAGTTATGATGCAGATGTGGGTGGTAGTCTAATACCATTTTTCAATCGCAATGTAACAGAATATCCAACCGAGGCCGGCGGTCCCAAGTTTGATTTGGTGCCAGTGACACATCAAAAGGATATCATGATCAATGCTGCTCGTCTTCATGCGCAGCAAGAATATGATCGTATCATGCAGTTGGTTGAAGTGCTGCAAAAGCAGGCCCTGGAGATCAAGCATCGTCTGGATCTGACCGATCAGGTCAGAAACGCCAAGTATGCTTTTCAAACCTACCCTGGTAAATACTACTGGTTAGCCGAAGATTTAAAGGCCGGTGGTACAATACTTACCATCATGGGCCCCAGAGATTGGTCCACTGCACCTCCGGAACATTATCGTTATCTGACACGTATTCAATGGCTGGGCGATTATACCTGGCTCGAAGTTCCAGAAGATCGTTGACCCGCGTGCGCGTATCTCGACTACCTAAAATGACATAGATGCGGTGATTGTGCATTACAGCAATGCAACCACCAGAAGCCATGGTCCAGCCGGTCTTGCTGACCACAGTATTTTCATCCACAGTTGGATTGGTATTTTTAAATGTCAGCTTGCCCCGATGCAGCAATCTTCTATGTGAGGCAGCTACAATGGCTGGATAACGACTGGCAGCATTGACAATCAACGCAATGTCATGTGCAGTACTTTTATTTTTATGGCTCAGTCCAGTTGGCTCTACCAGCACAGTTTTTGTGGTGCCCAAGGATTGTACCTTGGTATTCATTGCTGCAATACAGGCACGGTATCCCTTGCTGTATTTTTTGCAAAGCAGTGTCGCTGCTACGTTGCTGGATCTAACCATGGCATCTTCTACTAAAATAGGATCTGCTTGTCCGTCATCGATGGCAACCATCACAGTTATGAGCTTGGTTAAGCTGGCAATGCTGCGCACTTCGTCTTTTTTATGAGCAGTGATGGGATTGAGTTTATCATCAGTCACGTACCAACTGTGTGCGTACAAGGTTTGACCCTGAGCCAGGGTCAAATTAAACATTAGCAGAAGTAATAACTTCTTCAAAGTCGTTCGGAATCATCGGTTGAATAATGGTTTGATGAATGCGTACCTGTACCAAGAACGCAGGCCATCTGACCGTTCATTTCAATGATAGTAAATGTTTTAGTTTTCATATTGGTTAAAAGAACATAGGTATTTTCTTCATTTTGCAGATCCCGACCTGACCAACGAAGAGTTTCTTTATACTTGCTGCCTTGGAATGCTTCTAATACCTGTTTTGTTTCAGCGCATAGAACTCTTTTTGTCATCTGCACCTGTGAGTTTGCCGATCCGGCAAAAAGTAATGCTACTGCTAAAATAATGGTACGCATGGCGTCTCCTTAGAACCAGAGCCAAATGCCCTGACTTAATAGTAATACACCTATAACAGCAACTACCTCAGACACTTTGTACATGGTATTGTTTACTGCAATGATAGACGCTGATAATAAAACAATTGCTAGCTGGAATGCCATGCTGGCAAATGTTAACCAAGGTGAATGTTTTGCTGCCTGATCGCGAGCTGCTTCAAATGCCTGTGCCTTGGCCAGCAGTTCTCGTTTGCCCTCTCCTTTTTCTGGATCGGATTCGTAACGAGCAATTTTAGCTTCTAGTTTTTCAATACGAGCTTTATCACTCTTTGCCTTTGCTTCTTCCAGTTGTCCTTCGGCGATACTTTGCTTGATGGATTTACTCTGGTAGAATGCATATGTATCAGTTGCCTTCAACATATTCTTTAATACAGCACCTGAATGCTGATTCGAGAAATAGGTAGTCACTGCCATGAACAAGGCCATGACAACAATGACCAGACCTGCTTTGTCTTTGATTTGTGCTTCACGTTCAGAACGTGATAATGGTTTAGGTTGAACTTGTTCAGCCATTTGATACTCCTTTTGGTTTACAGATAGAACTTTGTAATTTAGCCTGTTGGTCGAATGCAATCATTGGACCGAAATAAAGATACAACATTAGATAAACGTATTGATCAAACAATATGTATGGTACCATTACTACTCCTTTTTCTTCCAAAGGTTTTCTCTGGTGCGGCGTCGGACATCTTCTTCGCGCTCCTGCCAATATTTTTTATTTCTTTCGGCAACAATTTGATCATGATTTGTCACTCGTTCAGGGAAAAACCCCGACCCCAATTCCGGAAATTCTTGTTTACGACTTTCAACAACCATCCACATCATGCCAGCGTAGCATATTATGACAAATAAAACCGCACCAATGGTAAAACATTTCTTTTTTGCTTTTTCGCGTCTAATGGCACGACGTCTTGCATTGATTGCTTCTTGTTTTATGTGTGCGGCAAGTACAACTTTTTGTTGTTTGCCCAGCTCCTGCATCATGTCTTCGACGTCGCTCCACAGCGCACCCAATTCAGGAGGACTTTGATAAACCATGATTTCACGTAACTCAGATCCCATGGCCTCCAGTTGCTTTTTCATTAACACTCGTTGCAAAGCACGTTTACCTATGCTGTCTTCTCCGGTATATACTTCATTGCGACCACGGCGTTCTTCTTCTTCAAAGATGGCCAGACACTTGAAGTAATTGTCATAGTAGACACCCAGATGGTTGCCAATTTCCTGATAGATGTTGGTGGTATCGCCGGCCTTTTTGTTGAGCTCGATTACCCGATTCTTTTCAGTGATGTACTGATTCTTTTCAGCAATAGTTGGTGGCTTGTTTGGGGGATGTCGCTTGGCAAATTGTTCGTCAAGATCCTTGAGAACATCTTTGACGTCGCCTGCAGCACCTTTGATGTCTTTGTAGAGTTTACAACCCGCTTTTACAGCAGAAACCGCTCCATTGGCTAAGGCAAAGAGGGTTATCGGATCCATGGATTGTTCACCAGATACATGAAGAAACGATGGTTCTTCATTTGTGCTTTTGTAGTTCTTCTTATTGACAACGCCTAGCTCTGGCTTTATAATACATACTATGACACTAGGCTCTGAATATTTATCATTGACTTGTTTTATCTTTAGTAAGGAAACGAATGAATTTTTATACCAATGTAAGCCAGCTTGGAAATACCATTTGCGTTCGCGGTGTCAGGGACGGAAAACGGTATCAGGAACGCACAGATTTTAAACCCCGGTTGTTCATACCAAAAACGACACCCGGCGACAGCAATTATCACAATCTTTTCAATGAACCCTTGGAAATGATTGAATTCGGTGATCTTGCCGACGCACGCGAATTCATCAAGAATTATGACTCCGTTAGTAACATGAAGATCCATGGCAATACTAACTGGCAATATCAATATATCACTGAACACTATACCGGCGAGATTGATTTCAAGATGTCACAGATTGACATTCGTTCAATTGACATTGAGACTGAGACCGAAGGCGGCTTTCCAGATATCGAGACAGCCAGTGAAGCTATTCTGCTTATCACCATGGAAGATTATTACACCAAGGAGATGATTACCTATGGCACACGCAAGTATACAGGCACTAAGGCGGATACGGACTATCGTTTCTTCTCGGATGAATACACGATGCTCAAGACGTTTGTTGATGATTGGTATCATCATTGTCCTGATGTTATCACAGGGTGGAATATTGGTCTTTTTGATGTACCCTATTTGGTGCATCGCATTAATCGCATTCTTGGTGATGATGCTGCTAAGAGGTTAAGCCCTTGGAAAAATATTCGCCGTCGTGATGTTCACATGGCAGACAAAGTACTGCCTGCCTATGACATTGCAGGCGTGACACAGTTAGACTATCTGGACCTGTATAAGAAATTTACCTACAATGCTCCTGAGTCATATAAGTTAGATCATATTTGTAAGATTGAGCTGGGCGTTGGTAAGTTAGAGAACCCACACAATACCTTCAAAGAGTTCTATACCAAAGACTGGAATCTGTTCGTTGAATATAACTGCATTGACGTACAGCGAGTCAACCAGCTAGAAGAAAAGATGAAGCTCATTGAGCTGGCGCTGACCATGGCCTATGACGCAAAATGTAATTACAGTGATGTCTATTCTGCGGTTCGTACCTGGGACTGTATTCTCTACAACCATTGCTGGGATCAGAACATTGTTGTGCATCCCCGAGATATGAGTCGCCCAGACCGTTCAATTGTTGGTGCCTTTGTGCAGGACCCCCGTCCTGGCCAGTATGACTGGGTGGTGAGTTTTGATGCTACCAGCCTGTATCCCAGTATCATCATGCAGTATAACATGAGTCCTGAAACGCTCATGGAGAATTTCAATCCCATTGCCGAGCCCATTGGTCTGAGCGATGTTATGTCAGAGAAGGTAGATCGGCTGTTGGCAAAGAAGGTCAGCATTGAAGAATGTATGTCAGCCAATGGTTATTATTTCCGTCGCGACAAGCGTGGATTGTTTCCGGAAATTGTGGCCAAGCTATTCAAGGATCGTCAGGACTATAAAAAGAAGATGATTGAGGCGCAGCAAAAATATGAAGATACAAAAGATCCAAAATACCAGAATGACATTAGCAAGTTCAACAACTTCCAGATGGCGCGCAAGATCCAGCTCAACAGTCTGTATGGTGCCTGGGCCAACTACTACTTCCGATACTTTGACGATCGCATCGCCGAAGGAATCACACTCACTGGACAGTATATCATACGAACAGTTGGGAAAGCGTTGGATGAATATCTGAACAAGATTTGTGGTACCAAAGACTTCAAGTATAGTTTCTATTCAGATACTGACTCGTGCTACATTACACTAGATCCTCTGGTAAAGAAATACTATGCAGGAAAAAGCACCGAAGAGATTGTCAAGATCCTAGATCGAATCTGCGAAGACAAGATCACAGAAGCCATCAATGCGGCCTGTGCTGACCTGGCTGACTACACTCGTGCTTTTGAACAAAAGATTTTCTTCAAGCGAGAAGCCATTGCCACTCGTGGGCTCTGGGTGGCCAAGAAACGCTATGCCCTAAATGTCTATAACAATGAAGGTGTGCAGTATGCAGAACCAAAACTCAAGGTCATGGGTCTTGAGATCGTTAGATCGTCAACTCCGGAAGCAATTCGCAAGCTACTCAAGGAAGCGGTATCGGTGGCCATTACTAAAGATGAAGCCACACTACAGGATTTCATACTTCGTGCTCGTGAAAAATATGACCAACTGTCGCCCGAAGAGATTGCGTTCCCACGTGGAGTGAACAATCTGGCTAAATATACCAGCCGTGCTGATATCTATGCCAAGGGCACACCAATGCATGTACGCGGCGCACTTCTATACAACTATTATATCAAAGACCGAGGTCTTGATCAGAAGTATCAAACCATTCAAGAAGGTGAAAAGATCAAATTCATCTACTTGAAGACTCCCAATACCATCAAAGAAAATTGCATAGGCTTTATCGGTGAATTGCCAGTTGAATTGGCATTGACAAAGTATGTGGATTATGATACAATGTGGAATAAGAGTTTCATTGAGCCCTTGAATGGCATCATTGAAAGTCTGGGGTGGAATACCAGTCCACAAGCAACACTAGAGGATTTATTTTCATGACACCAAAAATACTGCCTTTGCTGGATCGTTGTATTGAAGAAGGTATTCAATACGGCTGGAATCGCGCACACAAACACACTGACACGCCCGACGAGGTTTGGATTCGTGAACAAATACACCAGGCTATTATGAATGAAATATGGCAATGGTTTGATTTTAAAGGAGACGATAATGAAGTTGACACACACTAATGTAAGTTTTGCCAAGAGCCTGGTACGAATTGCTGCCGCTGCTGCTCTTATCATGGCAGGCAATGAATGGTTAGTTGTTGCCGGAGCCTGCATTGCCATAGCAGAGTTTCTGGGTATTGTGGAGGAAATAGTATGAGCAAGTTGTTGGAGAGATTGCAGAAAAATAGTACCATCAAAGATACTGCCATCATGGCAGACAGTAAATTTTTCAATGCAAAAGACATGATTCAAACACCAGTGCCCATGATCAATGTGGCATTGAGTGGTAAATTAGATGGTGGTCTGGTACCGGGATTGACGGTATTTGCAGGACCAAGTAAACACTTTAAAACTGCCTTTGCCCTGATGCTGGCAAAGTCTTACATGGACAAATACGAAGATGCTGTGGTACTTTTTTATGATAGTGAGTTCGGTAGTCCTCAGTCTTATTTTGATAGTTTCGGGATCGATACCAAACGAGTCCTACATACTCCAATTACCGATATTGAGCAATTAAAGCATGACTCAATGCAGCAGTTGAACAACATTGAGCGTGGCGATCACATCATTGTCATTGTTGACAGTGTGGGCAACCTGGCCAGCAAGAAAGAAGTCGACGACGCACTCGAAGGCAAAAGTGTGGCAGACATGACTCGAGCCAAGCAGTTGAAGAGTTTGTTCCGTATGGTTACTCCTCATCTGAACATCAAAGACATTCCCATGATTGTTGTCAACCACACCTACAAGGAACAGGGCATGTTCCCCAAGGATGTTGTCAGCGGTGGTACTGGTATTTACTATTCCGCAGACGCCATCTTTATTATTGGACGTCAGCAGGAAAAAGAAGCGCAGGAGCTTGTAGGTTATAACTTTATCATCAATGTGGAGAAGAGCCGTCATGTCAGAGAAAAAAGTCGCATACCTGTTGAGGTCACCTTCGAAGGAGGTATCAGTAAGTGGAGTGGCTTGCTTGACGTTGCCCTCGAAGGCGGTTTTGTTGTCAAACCAAGCAACGGATGGTATAGCGTCAAAGGCGAAGAAAAGAAATACCGTCTCAAGGATACTTACACAAAAGACTTCTGGCTCCCAATCTTAAGTAACAAGGACTTCCGTGAACACATTGAAACAACTTATCGAATCAGTGCTAGCAACCTTAACCAGGATCTGGCCATGGACGATATCCAAGACGAGTACGACGCCGTCGGCACCTAAGTGGTGTGAACTGATAACTGACTTTGGAGATAGCAATCTAGAAATTTTAGATGGTTCTCTCCAGGGTGTTATCTTTCGCATTACCCGAGTCGGTGTTATTCCTACAGAAGATGATGGTGTGCAATTTCAGTTCAACTACGAACTGATACACACTGGCGACATTGACATCGAGGAATTGACTTTAAGTGAAAATAAAAATATAATCATCTCTGTTATTAGAGAGTATCTGGAGCTTAAATGAATCGTATTGAGAAGACTATTCTCAGAAACCTGGTGCATAATGAACCTTTTATGCGTCAGGTTTTTCCTTTCGTCAAAGATGAGTACTTTAGTGACAGTTCCGAACGCGCAGTCTATCGTTGTATTCGTCAATTTGTTGAAGACTACAATGAATGTCCGACTACCGAGGCGCTGGAAATTGCACTTCAGAAAACCAATCTGAAAGAAGAAAGTTATAAACAAGCAGTTGCCCTGGTGCATGAACTTGTAGCCGAAGAAAGTCGGCATGAATGGTTGATGGCTGAAACTGAGAAGTGGTGTAAAGACCGAGCAATCTACAATGCTATTTTAAAGAGCATTGAAATTATCGATGGACGCGATAAAAATACCACGGCCGATGCCTTGCCTAGCATGCTGCAGGACGCCTTGGGCGTGGCATTTGACAATTCAGTGGGTCATGACTACATCAATGATGCAGCCAGTCGATTCGATTACTATCACAGAATAGAGAATCGCATGGCCTTTGACCTGGATATGTTCAATAAAATTACCAACGGTGGTTTGCCCAACAAGTCCTTGAATGTGGCCCTGGCAGGCACTGGTGTTGGTAAAAGTTTGTTCATGTGTCACGTAGCCGCTGCCAGTCTAAGCATGGGCAAGAATGTACTGTACATTACCATGGAAATGGCCGAGGAAAGAATTGCCGAACGCATTGATGCCAATCTGATGAATCTGCCCATGGATCAATTGCATGACCTGCCCAAGCAGATGTTTGACAATCGCATTACTCGCATCAAGGACAAGACCGAGGGCAGATTGATCATCAAAGAATATCCCACAGCTGGCGCTCATGCTGGTCACTTCAAGGCATTGTTGAATGAACTGGAATTGAAGCAAAAGTTTCATCCTGACATCATCATGATTGACTATCTGAACATCTGTAGCAGCAGCAGACTCAAGGCAAGTTCCGCAGTAAACAGCTATACCCTGGTCAAGAGCATAGCCGAAGAACTGCGCGGCCTGGCAGTTGAGTATGATGTGCCTATTCTAACTGCCACTCAGACTACACGCAGTGGTTATAGCAACACCGATGTTGAGTTGACCGATACTTCAGAAAGCTTTGGTTTGCCAGCCACAGCCGACCTAATGTTTGCTCTGATCAGCACCGAAGAGTTAGAAGCTTTAAATCAGCTCATGGTCAAGCAGTTGAAGAATCGATACAATGATCCAACAACCAATCGCAAGTTTATCATTGGCATTGATCGAGCCCGAATGAAGTTATACGACGTCGAAGCTCGTGCGCAACGCGATATCAGTGATAGCGGGCAGGATGAAGACAGAGAAGAATTTAATATTGTAAATCGCAAATTGACACGAGATTTCAGCGGCATTAAAATATAAATACATGTAAACGGGAGGGATCATGTATTTGGCTCCGAAAATCAATCGTCGAATAGACTCGATGCGCGAGGTTTTAACTGGATCGGTTCCCCTGGAAACGGTTTGGGATGAAGTTATTCATGCCCTGAAACCGTTTGGTATCAAGGTTCACATGATACCCGACGAGACTCTGAAAAGACCCGATTTCATGTGTTCCGGAAGCTATGATTTCTTTCGTAAAAAGCAGCCCATAGAAATAGTGCTGCATTTCAATGTCAGAAATCGTTGCTATGATTTCAACAAAAAACGCTGGAAGAATTTTAAATTTTTGCTGAGCCAGGTTGTTCAGCATGAAATAATTCACCGTCATCAGTACTCACATAGACAAGCCTTTGAAGATGGTGGTGCTTGTCTGTACTATGATATCAAGGGTGGCGATAAATCAGACAAAGAGCACATGGACTACCTGGCCGAGCTCGATGAAATTGATGCCTATGCTCATGATATCGCCATGGAGATACGCGAGTATTATCCAACCACTGACCCCATGGATGTTCTTCGAAACATTAATAAGAGAAGAAAACTCTGGAGCTGGAATTACTATCGCAGTGCTTTCAAAGATAGTGAAGACTGGAGCGACGTAAAAAATCGCTTGCTAAAGAAAACCTACCTGTGGCTCCCACACGTTACTGTTTAAGGACAATTCATGTTCACAATTAGTACATTTGATTTAATCAATATCATTGCCTATCCAATTCTTGCCTACATTTGTTGGAAGGGTGGTTGGGCTCGCGGTGCAGAAGATACCATAGACTTTCTGCATGCCCGCGGTGTCGTTAACAAAGACGAACTAGAAGAAATGTTCGAAGAATAACAAGGAAAACAATCATGAATGAACAAGCATGCTGGGACTACATCAATCAGAATATGTGGAATGTCATAGCCATGGCAGAAGATCAGTTCCGCGCCAGCGGATTCGCCAATGTACTGCAGGTCGGCCCTGACATCAGTGGCAATGTATATCTGGTGGGTGTGCGCGAAGAGGGCAATGTTGGCGGCTATTTCTGCCCACAACGCCAGGCGGGTGCTCTAAGCCCATTGTAAATCTTCAATGTTATCAATGACTTAGCAGTGGCTTGACAAATGGGTCAAATGGTGCTACAATAGTGGCTCGTTAAATGAGAAAGGTCCTAGAAATGTCAATTTCATTCTTTCGCGGTCGCCGAGTTTCCTATCCAATTTCTCAGTTAGAAGAAATTAGATCAGAACTCAAACAATCCAAAATACCTTTTAGGATCTTTTTTAGAGGTCCCAGAGAAATCCGGAGAGATGGACAACCTGCTAGCTCTACTCTTAAAGCTAATGCTACAGGTTTCGTCGTCTATAAGTACTAATTACAATACCCGGCCAAAACGGTCGGGTATTTCTTTCGGTGCTTGACATTCACCAAAAATGATGTCATAATTGAGTTACATTGATTAAGGAGAGTTCGATATGATGCCAGCAGGTCGTTACTATGTAGGTGATTTGTGCTATGTCATGACCGATGACGAGTGGGATGAATTTTGCTCCCTAACTATCAAGGGCAATGAATGCCTGGATGGCGAGTTTCAATTCAAGGACGGTCGACGCTTTGCCTCCTATGGCACAATGTATGGCGACGGGCTTTACCAAGATCAGCATGGCCGCAAATACTCAGTAGATGCCGGTCTCATTGGTTGCATCCGCGTAGAAGATATCCGCGCCAACAAGTACCCCGACATCAGCCAACTGGGCGCCATCACTGACGTCAGCGTAGACTTCGTCACTGGCGGTGGTCGTGGAGCCCGAAACTGGGATGGCACAATTCAGTTCGGCGCCATTGCCATTGAAACCGGCGACGTCGAAGAAGACGAGTACGAGGAAAGCGAGTACTAAATGCTTAAGACGGTGAGTCGGGATTTAATATTGTCGGTTCGAGAGCTCATGGAACGGGGCTGGAGTGTGGCAGACATTGCTGCTAAAATGAATCTCGACCACGACGACATTCAAATGGTCATCAACATCATCAACAACATACTGACATGAAGAAGAATAAACTGAAAATTGAAGTCAAGAAGCGCGACCCAATCGCTCGGGATCTGCTGACTCCAAAATACCGTCAGCGTGTGGTTCAGAACAAGAAACGTGCCTCGAAAACAGGCAGTGCTAAGTCATTGATTTCAAAGTACTTTTTTTCTGAGTGAAAAAGGCTTGACAAACAGCCAAAACGGTGCTACAATAGTGGCTCGTTAAATGAGAAAGGACCAGAAAATGAGCAACCGAGAACTTGAGATGAATTGGTATGGTATGACCGGCGATGACATTCGTGAGCAGTATATGAACAGTTTGACTGCCCGGTTGTCCGGTCTGGAAATGGTTGTGATGGGCATTCTTTCCGACGCTCAAGAACTGCTTGCCATGGATCGTGCTGAAGCTGCTCGCAAGCAGATGAACATCGCCAAATTTATTCTCAGTGAAATGATGGATGCCAAGGAGACTGTATGATGATTACTCAAGAGACCGAATTCAAAGCCGCTGGTCAATTTGCTCGTGGCGCTGCTATTAATGCCATTTATCGGGACCGCGAAAATAAGATGACATATACTCCCCGTGAGCAGGCTCGTGCTGAGACAGTGCGCGATCTGGTTGGCATTGCATTCCCGACCAGCGAGTGCTTTATTAATTACCGCAAGAAGTTTATTGCAGTAAAAATCAGCAAGCCAGGCAAGGCGCGAATGATTTCTAGTCAGGCTCAAATGTTTGAGGCTGTCATGGAAGACTACAAGGCAACCAAAGTAGTTACCGAGACCAGTATCGTGTATCGCATTCCTAAGGTAATCTGATGAAGACCTTTTACTACATTCCCAATATTTGGGAGAACGATGAATTGAATGTAGACCATGCCTTTGAGTTTTCTTCAAACCGCGATGTCTATGCCGTTAATTACGGTCACAAATATGATGACCTTGAATTGACCTGGTTAGTAGAAGATATGGCCAAAGACTTTGTCTATAATCATGATGGCTGGGAAATCTGCAATAACTGGCATGGCGATTACCGAGACTTTGCGGTATGGGATTCCGATAAGAACTTTATCGGCACCTTTGAAGTCCTCTTGGAATATGAGCCGACCTTTTCAGCATGGAAAAAGAAATGACAGAAGAAAGTATCAAGAAGGTGCACATCACCATCGAGGAACATCAGGGCTGGCTCTACGCTTGGCGCAAGAAGGATGGTAAATTCATGGGTCAGGGTGCTGATGTCGAAGAACTCTTCGAACGGCTAAGAGAAGACGTGCCTGAAAATGAGGCAGTTATGTTCAAGATTTCAGTCGAAGAAGGGGGCGATCTGCTCGCTAAAAGGGTTAAAAATATAATAACCGAGCGATACGCCAGCGACGACGGGGCGAAAGAAGGCTGAAAAAGGCTTGACAAAATGGTGAAACGGTGCTATAATAGTGGTACGTTAAATGAGAAAGGAACCGAAAATGGCTAATCTAATTCACTTCACTGTCGAGGTCTACAAAGCAGACAAGCGCATCCGTAAAGACGAGCGCTATGGCAAGAACAAAAAGGGCCTGCGCTTCGTGGATGTCATAGATTTCGCTCCAAGCACCAAGTCGTATATTGACACCGTGGTCAAGCGCTACATCCGCGATGGTTATGTAGCCCAGGCTTTCGAGACCTATGTCATGAAGAAGAACATGATGAACGGTCAAGAGTATGCAGAACGCTATGACACTCCGAACTTCTGCAGCCCCTCGAGTGAGACTTATTGGAGCATGTAAGGCTTGACAGCTGATTCGAATGGTGCTATAATAGTGGTACATTTTGAGAAAGGTTAGATTATGAAGAACCCAATTTTGAATTCTAGCATGTTCTGGACGCCCGAGTCCGAGGCTGACCTGGCCGAATACATCGAGCGAATGAACGGTCAAGAACGAGCACTGGCATATCAGATGACCATGCTGGCCTTTAATCTAGCTCACAAGATGGTCAATGATGAGATTGCCAAGGAGATTTGTAATGCGTAAGTCAGCTCAGGAAAAGATTCAGGATTTTTTGGAAGAGAGTCGCGAGACTCGGGATGCCATCAATGAGCTGGTGAACAACACCAAGCAGCATTTCGGTGACTATGGCTATGCCGCAGGTTACCTGCAATCGTTCTTGGGTGATGTTATTGCTGAGTTGCCTCGGGCACGGCGTGCAGAGATTCGAGACCGTCTGTATGCCAAGGCATTGGAATATCGCAGCAAGGAAGCAGCGTAATGGCCAACCTGATCATTGGATTTATTTTGGGCGTGGCAGCAACCACCATAGGGTTTTCGGGAATAGCTCGCTATGCCGATGATATGACGCACAAGATCCAACGGGTTATGATTGAAAGTTCAAAGGGTAATTAATCATGGGAAAGGTCAAACAAATGGACATGAATATCAAACAGAGTGTGGACGCCATTCTAGATCATCTAGATGTCTTGTCTAGCGATGAGCTTCAGACTCTCATGGATCGAATTGGCTTTGAGCTGATCGATCGGGATTCGGAAAATCTGTTCAAGCTAGAAATGGCAGAACAAGACTATCTGAATGGCGACTTGATTCTCCAAAACGGTGAATTGAGTGCTTGACATCGAAGCCAAAAGGCTTTATAATTGTAGTTGTAGTATCGTTAATCACACACATCACACAAAAGGAGAAGTGTACAATGACTAAGTTCGTAACCGGTGGCGTTAGCCAAAATAGCAAAGGCACTTGGAAGGTTCGTTATTCCACTCTTGACGTTGAGAGCACTTTGGTGCGTCAGGTCAAGGCAGGCAATGAGAACAACTTCTATGTCGAGCTCCCCCGCGCAATGACTCGCGATGAGCTTCCTGCCTATCTGCTGACTCTGAAAGAGTTCAATACCAACCCAGAGTTCAAGGCTGTGCTTGAAGCCACAGTAGTCAAGAAGGCGCCCAAGCCTGCCAAGGCACCCAAGGTAAAGGCCACTAAGCCTGCGGCCAAGGTAAAGATTCCTTCTAGGCCTGCAGCAGAAAAAGTCGATCCTGAGATCGCAAAGATTGCAGAAGCAGCATAATACACTCCTCGGGAGAGGCTGTACGGTTGGTCTGGGGTTAGCCGCACCAGACCAACCTTTTAATTGTAGCGGCGATTTATGGAGCAAATGAAGATGACTCAAAGTCAACGTATCCTGAAAGTCCTGAAGTCCGGCCAGGGTTATACTGCCGGTCAACTGGCCGGCATGGCTGGTACAACCAAGGCCAGCGTCCGCGCACGCGTAAGTGAACTGCGCGCCGATGGCTTCGCCGTGTATGCCAATACACGTTCTAGCGATGGCAAGACCTTTTATCGCCTGGGTACCCCTACCCGCGAAATGGTTGCAATGGCATACTCAGTCATGGGTGGCCAGGCCTTTGGTCAGTAAGACAAAAACCGGTTGGATAGATCCTAATAAATAGTTGAAATTCAACGCCGGAGACGTAACCGGCACTAATTCAAGGAGTAGCGTGATGCGTAATTATTGGAGTTGCAGTAAATTTGCCGATTGGTTACGAGGCACGCCTAAACCTGGCGCTGAAACATCTAGAGGATGGAGAGTGTGGAATGAATTGGCTAAAAAGTCTCACCCAATCCGTTATTGGATCGCTGAAGAACTTCTGGACGGAGTTCAGTCATTTCTTCGATTACCTATCGACGCTATCTATGGGATCAAGTATTACATTAATAATCGCTGGGTTACTCGAACTCATGGCCTTACTGCTCATCCTAGAGATATTAAACCAGGCGATTGGTGCGATGTTGGGAACCGATTCCTTCCTTGCCTTTTTAACGAGCTTGTAGACTTTGTTGAGATTGAACTAGCCTGGTGGCATGTTGTTTGGGACGACAAAGCATACAAAGAGTTCCATGCACCTTGGTATAGCCGTGGTTGGTTCCGCTGGCGCACATGGCGCTGCCCAGAAGCAGGTCTTGCTAATCTAGAATGGCAACGCAAACTAACGTGTGGGGAAGATTGGGGCATTGCTCCAGACCATGAAGACTTTGGTAAGCCTACACAACAAGCAGTCAAAGCGCAAGAAGTTCTTGACTTGTACACTTGGTGGACTGAAGAGCGACCAAAACGGCCAGATCCATACGACGTCAGCGGTTGGTCAGCAATCTGTGAACGACGCCGTGCCAAGTATGGCAGTGTTTTGGACTGGGAAGACGAGACCGCGGACGAAAAGGCAGAAGTAAGCAAGTCACTGGATCTGAGTCACAAGCTAGAAGAACAATATGAAGCCGAGGACGAAGCCATGATGATTCGTCTGATTAAAATTAGAGGGGCACTTTGGACATGAGTATACTAGCACGATGGAATGACTTCTTTTTTAGCAAGTCGCTGAGTTTATTTGATTGGTTTGGCATTTCGATGATCTCCGCCATGGCGCGCGACAGTCTATGGTGGTTTCTACTTTTGATTCCATTCATTCCCATTAGTTATCATTTGTCTAAACGGTTTACCATCAATTGACAGAGTGTGCAAGATCTGCTACAATGGTGGCAGAAAGGAAATAATATGAAAATAGCAGTAACCAGTGACGTGCATCTGGAATTTGGTCCGCTAAAAGTGACCAATGATACAGGTGCCGACGTTTTAATCTTGGGCGGTGATATCTGCGTAGCCACAGATCTGCGCAATCCCGATCCCTATGATATCATGAACACCACTCATACGGATCGATTTGTTGAGTTGTTGGAAAGTGCCAACGATAACTTTGCCAACGTCATTCTAATCATGGGCAATCATGAACACTATCATGGCGACTATGCCAAGAGTGCCGACATCATTCGCAAGTTTGTTGACCCCTACAAGAATGTGCATTTCCTAGACAAGGAATGGATTGACATCGACGGTGTGCGCTTCTTTGGTGGTACTCTATGGACCAACTTTGACAACGGCAATGGACCGGGCGACGAGATGGCCATGCGCACCATTCGGGGTATGATGAACGATTACCGTGGCGTCAAGAATAGCAATCGCCAGGTCACATTCACTGACATGGTTCCGGTACTGGACGATGATGGAGTACCCAAGCGCGATAGCAATGGATTGGTAATGCAACGCAAAGAGTTTCATAATCGCGTTGCTAACTTCTGCCCCGAAGACGGCTACGAGGATCATCGGCTATTCATGAAGCGGCTTGAGGGTGTGTTAGCCGATACACCGGCTGGCATGAAGGTGGTTGTGGTTGGTCATCATGCGCCCAGCAAGCACTCAACTCATCCTCGCTACCGGCATGAAGTGTTGATGAATACTGCCTATAGTTCGGATCTATCTAATTTCATGCTGGATAATCCCAACATCAAACTCTGGACTCATGGACACACCCATGAAGACTTTGATTACATGATTGGGTCAACCCGAGTGTTCTGCAATCCCCGAGGCTACGATGGTTATGAAGCTAGAGCAGATCATTTCGAGCTCAAGACTGTGGACATTTAGACGGTACCGAATATGGTTGTGGATAGCCTTGCCATTCTCAATCGCATTCGGTCTGCTGGCAGTCATTGTAAATGTAGTAGCATTGATTGTTACTGATGTTAATTTTATTCGCAATGTAGAGGAAATTGAAAATGGGAAAAACAAAGAAACTGATCCTGGTTGAAGCGGTATCCATGTTTCGCATGCGTTATGTGGTAGAGGCAGAGTGTGCGGAACATGCCTGCGATGAAGTTGTCTGCAACACCGGCGACTTCGAGTTTAGTCAAAAGCATCTAGACGAGGTTATCACATCGACTCGAGAGCTGACCCAAGAAGAATATCTTCGACTCTGGGACGAAGACAATGACTACTTGAAGGGCTGGACCGATGAAAAGAAGTTAGAATACATCCACAAAATCGACTATTCAAAATGATAAATACTCCGGTCCAACCCACCGGAGTTTTTATGGCACAACAGGGATTCGTATACGAAGCAAACGCATACGAGGCACTTCAAAAGTATAAGATCAGCACAGGCGGCGTAGCAGGCGCCAGCCACGATAAACCCGATCTTACCATACAAAAAGGCAAAATTGAAACCGGCGTTGAGCTGAAACTAAGCCCAACTGCTGCGGGTAGCCTTGTCATGAAATACACCGACGGCAAATGGTCGTTTGGTAACATTGGCAACGATCCCGAAAAGAAATTTCTGGTTGCCCTGGCTAAAAAAGCCAACCTCTTGAAAGAGATGAATGAATCGGGTCAGTATGGTGCGAAATGGCGCAAGGCAGGGCCGCCAGCACTGCAAAATGATGCAGCTGGAAAAAAGATCATCGTCCCATCTAAATTAACCAAACAACAGGCATATACAAAAGACATTGCCAAATTTGGTTCAACCACCGAAGTACACATTCCCATTCCAGCCAAGGCAATCTGTGATTATTACCTTGCCAAGAAATGTTCCTATATCAATGTTGGCACCACGGGCTTCTATACCCTGAATGGTAAAGACGTGCTGGGCTTAAACAAAGCGCTGGCAGCAAATCGTCTTGGTGCCATTCCCGATTTTGCTTCTGCAACCACAGCCAAGATTCGGGTGCGTTGCCAGAACAAAAGCGGCGGTGACTATCAGTTTGTCATGACGCTGCAATTCGGTTCAGTTAAAAAATCGCCCTATAATATTGCTCCAATGCAGGGAACGGGTATCATCGATAAAGCCAAATTAGCCAAGGATCCACTGCTTACCGCATTCTAAAATGGTATAAATATACGGCATTTTTATCATATTCTAATGGGACAACATGAGATCACTTACCGGCTTTCTGGTGGAAGAAACCACCGAAGAAAAATTAAAACATCTGGAGCATCCGGAAGACCACCCAATCAAGTCGGGTGAAGCAGGATTCCACCACGCCTTCAATACCCTGAAAACCACGGCTGAAACGCTGCAGGGACATGAATCAGGCACCAAATTAATGACCAAATACGATGGCGCACCAAGCGTTGTATTTGGCCATCATCCCGAGACAGGTAAGTTCTTTGTTGCTTCCAAGTCGGCGTTCAACAAGGACCCGAAAATCAACTATACAACTGCTGACATTGAACGCAACCATGGACACGCTCCGGGTTTGGTCAGCAAGCTTAAAGCAGCTCTAAAACATCTTCCTAAAGTCGCGCCCAAGGCCGGCGTCTTTCAGGGAGATTTTCTTTATCACAAAGACGATGGCGATGTGCAGCAGGATGACAAGGGCAACTATAACTTCAAACCGCAACTGATCAACTATCAGGCCAAGAAGGGTTCGGAGCAAGCCGCCAAGATTGCCCGTGCCAAGATCGGTTTCTATGTTCATACCGGCTACAAAGGCACCAATCTGGAAAGCATGAAGGCCGATTATACGCCGGACAC